CACTCTAAGGCAGCCACCTCGCTCCTGCGCCAGCTTGTCGATGCGGGAACTCTCAGCAATCTTCCGGGTGGTCTCAAGTCACGTGGCCTGCGTATCAAGGGCGACGACACCCCCATTGCTCCCGGAGAGTTCCGCGACGTAGACGTGCCTTCGGGTGCGATCCGCGACAACATCTTGCCCCTGCCGTACAAGGAGCCGAGCCAGACGCTCTCCCTCCTGATGGACCGGATTGTCGAGGAAGGACGCCGCTTCGCTGCGGTGTCGGACCTCAAGGTCAGCGACATGTCTTCGCAGGCCCCGGTCGGTACGACGCTTGCCATCCTTGAGCGTGTTCTCAAAGTGATGAGCGCGGTGCAGGCCCGCATCTATTACACGATGAAGCAGGAGTTCAAGCTCCTCGCGGGCATCATCCGTGACAACACCCCGGACGAGTATTCGTACGAGCCCGAGGTGGGCAGCCGCAAGGCCAAGAAGGCTGACTACGATGACGTGGATGTCATCCCGGTCTCGGACCCGAACGCGGCCACGATGTCGCAGAAGATTGTGCAGTACCAAGCCGTGCTGCAGCTCTCGCAGACCGCTCCGCAGATATATGACTTGCCGCATCTTCACAGGCAGATGATCGAGACCCTTGGGGTCAAGAATGCCGACAAGATCATCCCGCTGCCGGACGATGCCAAGCCGCGTGACCCCATCACCGAGAACATGGACTTGATGACGGGCAAGCCTGCCAAGGCGTTCATGTATCAGGACCACGAGGCCCACATGCAGGTCCACATGGCTCTCATGCAGGACCCGAAGATCGCGGCGATGATCGGGCAGAGCCCGCAGGCTCAGCAGATGCAGGGTGCCATCCAAGCTCACATCATGGAGCACATGGCGTTCCAGTACCGCCGTGAGATCGAGAAGCAGCTTGGTGCGGCCCTTCCCCCGCTGCCGCAGGGTGACAACGACGAGTACGACCTGCCGCCTGAGTTCGAGGCCCAGCTCTCGCAGCTTGCTGCGGTGGCCGCAGCGCGTGTCTTGCAGAAGGATCAGGCCGAGGCGCAGGCTCAACAGGCGCAGCAGCAACAGCAGGATCCGCTTGTACAGATGCAGATGATGGACCTGCAGATCAAGCAGTTGTTGGCGCAGACCAAGGCGCAGCAGGCTCAGATCGACGGTCAGATCCGTATGGCAGAACAGCAGCGCAAGACCCAGAAAGACATGGTGGACGCTGCCGCCAAGCTCGATGAACTTGAGCTTCGTAAGGCCGAAGCCTCTGGACGACAGCAGCTTGAGGCGGCGCGTCTCGGCGTGGACATCCAGAAGGACAAGGCGGCCCTTGCGGCCAAGCAGCAGATTGAAGGTGTACGACTCGGGCTTGATATCGGCAAAGCACGAGACGACGTGGACATGCGTCGTAGACAAGCCGAGCAAACTCAACAGCCAGAAGGCGGGAGCAGTGAAGCATGAGTTATTCCAACGCTCTGGAATACTTGGACGCAAAACTCCAAGAAGAGCGCATCTTGATCGTTGAAGCCGTTGTGCAGGGCAAACTGGACGAGGGCGAATACAAACGACTTTGCGGGGCTTTACAGGGTCTTGAACTCGCAAAGAATCACATCAAAGACCTTGCAAAACGCTTGGAGCGCGATGATGAGCAACATTGATATTGAAGCGACTAAAGAGCAGGTAGAGAAGGCAAAGCTTCTCCCTGAGCCGAAAGGGTACCGAATCCTCTGCGCAGTGCCGCAGGTGGAGGAGGAGTTTGAAGGCGGCCTGATCAAGGCTGAGGACACCAAGAAAGTCGAGGAGCAGACAACCGTTGTTCTGTTCGTCGTCAAGATGGGTGACCTTTGCTACGCCGATAAAGATCGGTTCCCGACCGGGCCGTGGTGTAAGGAGGGGGACTTCGTGCTGACACGACCCTATTCCGGCACCCGCGTGGTCATCCACGGACGTGAGTTCCGCGTTATTCACGACGACACGGTGGAAGCGGTGGTCCAAGACCCCCGTGGCATCCGTCGCGCATAAGGAGTTGTTTTTATGCAACAAGAAGAATTTAAGTTTCCCGACGAGATCCCTGCCGATAAGGCAGAAGCAGAACCCGAGTTTGAGGTCAAGATCGAGGACGATACCCCGCCAGAGGATAGGGGCCGTAAGCCTCTCCCGAAGGAGATCGTGGACGAGCTCGACAAGGACGACCTTGAGGAGTACTCCGAAAAGGTCAAGAAGCGCCTTGGGCAGATGAAGAAGGTCTGGCACGACGAGCGTCGTGCTAAAGAGGCCGTTTCCCGTGAAAAGGACGAGGCTCTTAAGTTCGCTCAGGCCCAGATGGAAGAGAACCGTCGCCTGAAACAGCGTCTTGGGACGGGCGAAAAAGCCTACATCCACGAGGTTACCAAAGCCGCTGCCAACGAGCTGAACACTGCCAAGGACCGCCTGAAGCAGGCATATGACTCCGGGGACTCTGAAAAAATCACCGATGCGCAGGAAGCCCTGACCGATGCCAAGCTCCGCCTTAAGGAGTACGAGCGCTTCCAGCCCTCTTTACAAGACGAGCCAGAAAGAGTACAACCCACACAACAGGTTACGACGCCGCCGCAACCCGCTGACCAGAAAGCAGAAAACTGGAAGGCAAGGAACACGTGGTTTGGCGATGACGAGGAGATGACCGCCCTCGCACTCGGCCTGCATGAGAAGTTGGTCCGGTCTGGTGTTGATCCGCGTAGTGACGATTACTATCGGCGAATTGACGAGACCATGAGGAAGCGTTTTCCTGAGTCCTTCAATGAAGGCGAGGCAGACGAGGCTCCTCAAACGAGGGAAGCTGAAAAGCCATCTCGCACAAAGCCAGCCAATGTAGTGGCTCCAGTAACGCGGGGAACCGCGCCGCGTCAGGTCCGCCTGACACCGACTCAAGTTGCGCTTGCCAAGAAGCTTGGCATCAGCAATGAACAGTACGCACGTGAAATCATGAAATTGGAGAATAACAATGGCTGAGAACAGACTTACTCGTGAACTCGAAACCCGAGAATCCGCACAGCGCAAGACCTCTTGGACCCCGCCGCAGGTGCTTCCTTCACCCAAGGAGCAGCCGGGTTGGGTATTCAGGTGGATCCGGACCAGTTTGATGGGCACATCAGACCCAACGAATACGTCCTCCAAGTTCCGTGAAGGTTGGGAGCCTTGCAAGGCCGAAGACCACCCGGAGCTGATGTTACAGGCTGATCCGAACTCCCGCTTCAAGGGAAATGTCGAGATCGGCGGGCTGTTGTTGTGCAAGGCCCCTGAAGAGATGATGAAGCAGCGAGATAATTTCTATCTCAAGCAGGCTGCAGCTCAGATGGACGCCGTTGACAACAACTTTATGCGCCAGAACGACGCCCGTATGCCGCTCTTCAATGAGAAGCGTACGACCACTTCGTTCGGGCGTGGCGGTAAATAAATTCATCTTTTAGGAGTATCAAATGGCTTACCCCACTGTTGATGCCCCTTACGGACTTAAGCCGGTCAACTTGGTTGGCGGCCTTCCGTTTGCGGGTGCTACTCGACAGATCGCGATTGGGAACAACTACGGCACTGCCATGTATAACGGCGATGTCGTGCAGTTGAACTCGTCGGGAAATGTCATCATCACGACCCTTCAGAATCAGGCCACCAACTCGGTTGCCGGTGTGATCGGCGTGTTCCTTGGCTGTTCCTACACGAACCCGGCTACGAAGCAGAAGCTCTTCTCGCAGTACTACCCCGGTAGTGTTGCGGCTGACGACATCACGGCGTATGTCTCGGATGATCCGAACGCGCTGTACCGTGTCGTCAACGTGACCAGCAACGTGGCGGATAGTTCGACGGGCGGTCTTCTCCCGGCGTTCATCAGCCGTGCCAACTCGTTTGGCACCAATGCGGAGCTCGTTCTCAACACGGGTTCCTCGACGACTGGCAACAGCCGTATGGGCGTCTTTATCAACAACGTTGCGACTTCGCTGCCGCTTCGCGTGATTGATATCGTCCCCGATTCGGTTAACACCAGCGGCAACTTTGTTGAGTTCATCGTGAAGTTCAACGCGACTTACCACGCGTACAACAACACGGTCGGCACCTAATAGGGAGTTCTAAGAAATGGCTATTTCACGCGCACAACTTCTTAAGGAGCTGCTGCCCGGCCTGAACGCCCTGTTCGGTCTGGAGTACAAGCAGTATGGTGAGGAGCACAAGGAGATCTACGAGACTGAGACCTCCGAGCGTTCCTTTGAAGAAGAGACGAAGCTGAGCGGGTTCTCCGCTGCCCCGGT